ATTAGGAACTGGAACATCTGGTGCAACAGGAACTGCTGATGAAGTAGAAGTTGTTCTAAGTGGTGACCCAGGAGGAGATACAGTTATAAGATTAACTTTTATAGGTATCTTAGGAGCATAATTATTAACTTTAGTTACAGTGGGGGCTTTGCCCCCACAGTTTCTTGATTAAGGAGGGAAACGATGGCAGACACAGTAACAGGACCTACTATCTTGCAACAGAATGACAAGAGAGTAACCATTAAAATAGTAAATCAATCAGACGGAACAGGCGGCACAACTGTATTTGCAGACGTATCTGCGCTTGCAGCTAACGTATCTGGAAAAAGTCCAACACATTTAACACTACAAAGATTGTGGTATTCTTGTTCAAATGGTGATGGAAAGGACTCTTTTGCTCGTTTAGACTATGAAGATTCAGATGGAGATATTCCAATTGTAACTTTAATAGGATCTGGGTATTGGGATTTTAGAGAATTTGGTGGAGTTCCAGCAAATACTTCATCTAACTCAAACGAAAACGATGTAAACTTTGTTGTACCAGGTGCGGCTGATTCTGGAAATACTTACACAGTTATTGCAGAGTTCTTAAAGAATTATTAGGAGGGTAACGGATGGCCAACACAACTTCCGGCACAGTTACTTTCGATAAAACTTTTGCAGTTGATGATATCATTGCAGAAGCATACGAACGAATTGGTTCACAAGTAACTTCTGGATATCAGTTAAAATCAGCAAGAAGATCCCTAAACATTCTTTTTCAAGAGTGGGGTAACAGAGGTTTGCATTATTGGGAAATAGGCGATACAAACATTGATCTTATTGAAGGTCAAGCAGAGTATGCTTTTTTTAGATCTAGTGCTGATGGCACTTCAGCTGTGACTGTTGGAGGCACAAGTGGCTCTAGCACGTTTGGTCTAGCTGATGTATTAGAGGCAACATTTAGACAAAACAGAACACAAACAACACAATCCGATTCTGCCCTAACTAAAATTGACAGATCAACATATTCAGCAATTGCTAATAAATTAACAAAAGGCACACCGGCTCAATACTTTGTGCAAAGATTTATTGATAAAGTTACGGTTACTTTATACCCAACACCAGATTCATCAGCGGCATCAAAAGATGTTCACATTAATTTTGTTAAAAGAATACAAGACGCAGACTCTACATACACAGACGCAACAGACGTGCCATTTAGATTTGTGCCTTGTATGGTATCAGGATTAGCATTTTATTTAGCACAAAAGTATGCACCAGACAGAGTTCAAGCGTTAAAACTATATTATGAAGACGAGTTAGCAAGAGCGTTAGCAGAAGATGGTTCTTCTACAAGCACTCACATAACTCCGAAAAACTATTACCCGAGTATTTAATTATGCCAAAATATGCAAAAGCAATATCAGATAGATCAGGACTTGAGTTTCCATACGATGAAATGGTTACAGAGTGGAATGGCTCTTTTGTTCACATATCTGAGTATGAAGAAAAACATCCACAGTTAGAACTTAGAGCTAATAGAGGAGCAGAACAACAAGGTCTAAGAAATGCTAGACCTCAACGAATAGAAAATGAAGTTTTAATATTATTAAAACCAGATGCTTTTGAAACTATATCAGCTAGTTCTGGAATTATAAACGTAGCAGAACAAGGGCACGGTAGATCTACTGGAGATACGGTAAGATTTAGAGGTGCAAGATACACAACATCAGACCCAGATGGTTTTAAAAATCCAAAAGATTTTGATGGTATTACAGGATCAAATATAGCAAAAGCTGCTGGTTACTCAATTACTGTTGGTAAAAGAGATTCTAGTGGAAATATTGCAAATACAGAAAATTTCTACCACTTTACTGTAGACACAGATACTGCTACAACTGGTGGAATATCAGGAGGAGGAATAGGTTGCTCATCAGGGCCAGTGACCTTAACAGCATAATATGGCAGGACTAAGCGCATCAGGATTAAAAACACAAATAAGAAGTTACACAGAAGTTGATTCTAATGTGTTATCTGATTCTGTTTTAGAAAACATTATTTTAAATGCACAATATAGAATATTTAGAGATGTTCCAATTGATGCTGACAGAAAAACATCCACAGGTAATTTTACAGCTGGAACAGGCACTGTGCTTGTACCAGCAGGAGCTGTGTTTGTTAGAGCAGTGCAGGTTTATACTGCAACTGGATCTACGTTTACAGGTGCTAATGCTTATCTAGAAAAAAGAGATATTACATTTTTAGAAGAATATATTTCAGCAACTACATCTACTGGAACACCAAAATACTACGCTATGTTAGACACAGGAGCAACTGGAGAAAGTTCATCAAACTCTGGATCTATAATTGTGTCACCAACACCAAGTGCAACTTTTGCATATAAAATACATTACAATGCAGTACCAGCATTACTAGAGGGTGATGGCACTAATTATATTAGTATGAATTTTCCGAATGGTCTGCTATATTGTTGTCTAGCAGAGACATATGGTTTTTTAAAAGGACCTGCAGATATGTTACAATTATACGAACAGAAATATAGACAAGAAGTTCAGAAATTTGGAGGAGAACAAATTGGTAGAAGACGAAGAGATGACTATACAGATGGTACAGTCAGAATACCTGTTAATTCACCAACACCGTAAGGAATAAAATATGGCATCAACATTTTCAGATCTAGGTATAGAACTAATGGCAACTGGCGAAAACGCCGGGGTTTGGGGAACAAAGACTAATACCAACCTACAAATTGTAGAAAAAGCAATCGCTGGTTATGTAGAAAAATCTATCGCTGGCGGTGCACAAACAACAGCTTTAACAATAACAGATGGTGATACAACAGAGTCTACATCTGTTGCAAGACACGCGGTCATAAAATTAACAGGAACTATTACAGGTAATCAAATTGTTACTGTTCCAGATTCAATAGAAAAAGTTTACATTGTAGTAAATGGCACAAGCGGTGCACACACTGTTCAATTTAAAACTGCATCAGGAACAGGTGTAACTTTTGGAACATCTGATAAAAGCACAAAATTAGTTTTTTCTGATGGCACAAACATAGTTGATGCTAGTTTTGGTGGAGCAACTGACTTAGATGGTGGTTCACTAACTTTAGATGCTGACGCTGACACAACTATTACCGCAGATACAGATGATCAGATAGATATTGCAATAGCTGGCGCAGATGATTTTAGATTTACAGCAAATACGTTTACAGCCTTATCAGGAAGTAGTGTTGTTATACCTGATGGTGGTTTAACTTTAGGTAGCACTGCTGTTACATCAACTGCAGCTGAACTTAATATTCTTGATGGTGTTACTTCAACAGCAGCAGAATTAAATATTCTTGATGGTGTAACATCAACTGCAGCAGAGTTAAATATTCTTGACGGTGTAACTTCAACTGCATCAGAATTAAATTTATTAGATGGTATTACTGCAGGAACCGTATCTGCATCTTTAGCAGTTATTGTAGATTCAAACAAAGACATATCTGGTTTTAGAAACTTAAGTATAACTGGAGACCTTACAGTAGCTGGTGATGATATCACTATGGGCACAAACACTGCAGGTAATTTATTAATTGCAGATGGTACAAATTTTAATTCTGTAGCAGTAAGTTCATTATCAGAAATATCTACTGTTGCTAATGATGATGTATTTTTAGCTATCGATACTTCAGGTGGTGGTCTTAAAAAAATTGCAAGATCGGCAGTAGTATCAGGTCTTGCTACATCAGGTGCAATATCAAATGTAGTAGAAGACTCTACACCACAATTAGGTGGTAATCTTGATATGAATGGTAACGACATTGTTACTACGTCAAATGCAGATTTAGAATTAGCACCAAATGGAACAGGACACGTAACTGTTAGAGGTAATGATAATCAAGGTACAATTCAATTTAATTGCGAGAGTAATTCCCACGGACAGCAAATAAAAGCTGCCCCACACTCAGAGGCTGCTAATAATGTTTTAACACTCCCTAGTACTGGAGGTGATGCTAGACTAGTATCAGCAACTTCAACTGCCACACTAACTAACAAAACACTAACAACACCTGTTATCGCGGAGATAGATAACTCTAGTGATATTACATTAGACGCTGGTGCTGATATTATTTTAGATGCAGGTGGTGGAGACTTTAATTTTAAAGTTGCTGGGACAGAGATTTTAAGAGTAACTAATTCATCAAGTGATGTAATTATTAGACCAGTTGTTGATGCAAAAGATATAATATTCCAACAAAGAGATGGAACAGAAGTAGCTAGAGTAGAGGATAATGGTACTTTTAACATTGTAACAGATAAATTAGCTATTAACGGCACAGCAGTTACATCTACAGCAGCAGAGCTAAATATATTAGATGGAGTGACATCCACTGCTTCAGAACTAAACATATTAGATGGCGTTACATCTACAGCAACAGAATTAAATGTTATGGATGGTGGCACATCAGCAACCTCTACAACGTTAGCAGATGCTGATAGATTAGTCACAAACGATGCTGGAACGATGAAACAGGTAGCATTAACAGACGTTAAAACATATTTAACAAGTGCAGGATTTAGTACAGATGACCCGACTGCGCTTGCAATTGCATTAGGGTAAGGTATAAGGTAGTAGGAGGATATAAATGGCAAACACGTTCAAAGTAGTAAATTTTGCAGCAGAACCCAATTCAGCAGGCACGCCCTTTACGATGTACACGGTAGCTAGTAGTACAACTACGGTTGTTCTTGGTTTAATTCTTGCTAATATTCACACAACTGCAGTAACTGCAGAGGTGGAGTTAGTTAGTACAACATCAAATCGTGCCGGTGCAAATAACGCTTCAAATGGAACTTCCTTTCTTGTAAAGGATGTTAACATCCCTTCGGGAACTTCACTTGAATTATTATCAGGTGGTAAAGTTGTGTTAGAGGCTGGAGACGTTATAAGAATTGATTGTTCTGTGGCTGATAAACTATCAGGTACACTGTCTATAATGGAGATAACGTAAGATGGCGTATATTGGTCCGTTACCTGCAGAAACATTTACATCATTTGCAACTCAGGAATTTTCAACTAGTGCTACAACCTCCTACACGTTGGATCATCCAGTTACAAATGAGAATGAACTTGCGTTATTTATTAATAACGTAAGACAACAACCTGGCTCAGGTAAAGCATATACAGCGGTTGGGACTGCACTTACACTATCTGCAGCAACAGCTAGTACAGATACTATGTATGCTGTATTTTTAGGTAGAGCATTACAAACAGTTAATCCAGCAGACTCTTCAGTTGGAGCATCTCAAGTTGCAGATAATTTAATTTCTGGTAAAACAGCTTTAGCAGCTACACCAGCAGATACAGATGAGTTTTTAATTTCTGATGCTGGAGTTTTAAAAAGAATTGACTACTCTTATATTAAAAGTTTAGGCGGTGCAATATCTGCATCTATGGATACTATTAATGGGTCACAAACTACAACCTCTACAAGTTATGCTAGTATTGGTTCAGGTTTGTCTATTACCGTAACACCAGCTTCAAGTTCATCTAAATTTCTTTTACTTTATTGTTCCGCAGTTTATGGTGATTATATCCATATATCTTTTTTTAGAGGATCAACAAATTTAGCAACAGATAACACAAGTGCTTCAAGTATCATAGGTTATCACAGTGGAAGCCAATGGAGTAATATGGCGATTAGTTTTTTAGATGCACCAAACACAACTTCACAAATTACATATGAAGCAAAATTTAAAACGAGTAATGGTTCTAATACTGCTTACGTAGGTGACAACAATTCTCAATTAGCAACTTTTACATTAATAGAATTATAGGAGTAATTATGAAAACAGTAGCAGACGCAATTAAAGAATTAAACCCTGATGCAGTATTTAAAACTTCATCACCTAGTCTTAACTCAGATGCAAAAGATACAACTATAACTTGGTTAGAAGATACACCTGTTATTTCTAGTACAGACATACAAAATAAACTTGATGATTTAAGAGAACAAGAAATAACAGAGCAAAAAAACAAAGAAACAAAAAAAGCATCAGGCAAACAAAAATTAAAAGATTTAGGTCTTGATGATGATGAAATTAATGCGTTAATTGGAGGATAAATGGCATATATAGGTAAACAACCAGTAGTAGGAAATTTTCAAAAATGTGATGCGATATCGGTCGTTAATGGTCAAGCAGCATACAGTTTAACAGTAGGCAGTGCAGCGGTAACCCCGGAAAATGTTAACCATATGTTGGTCAGTCTTAACGGCGTACTTCAGGCGCCCGGCGACTCGTTTACAGTATCAGGATCCACACTTACCTTTGCTAGTAACTTAGCAACAGGTGATGTTATAGACTTTGTAATTATTTTAGGTGATGTATTAGATCTAGGAACACCTTCAGATAATAGTATAACTACAGCAAAACTCGCATCAGATGCAGTAACAGAAGCTAAGATAGCTGATGATGCTGTAGAAAGTGAACACTTAAATAATAATATTATATCAGGGCAAACTGCTTTAGCAGAAGCTCCTGCTGATACAGACGAGTTATTATTATCTGATGGTGGCACGTTAAAAAGAATAGATTACTCTTATATTAAATCTAGTCCAACACACACATTATTATCTACATCAACAATATCAGCTAATACCTCAGCAGTTAC